GACAATCAGATATCCTGTGTGCAGGGTAGCGACATGATTGCTCGTGTGCCACGCCTTTGCTATGGCCCTTCTAAGTCTCAGACTATGCTGTACTTCAGTAATGCTGGCCCTGATTACATAGATCCCAACAAGGACATTCGTGTGGCAGACAGGGGTGGTTTAAAAGACCGTATAACTGACCACATGATGGATGGCTATAAAGACAGATTAAAAGAGTTTTTAAGGGAACAAAAGAAAGAAAATTACCCTCAAAAAAAAGATGTGAGTAAATGTGAAGAAGACTTACTCATATCAAAAAATGATTTAAGTAAAGGTGAACTTCGAGAACTGAAGAGGATAGAAGATGAAATTGATTTTCCAAGTGCTGATTAGTTTAACTTTTATATTACCGGGATGCTCAGTGTCTGAGGACATGATCGCCAACAAAGAATTATATTGTAGTGGCGTGTACAAAGGCATTCGGGCTGTTGGCCGCGTGGCTACAGAAGTAACCACAGGCGTGGCTATCCCTGATGTGTGCGACAGTATTGACGAAATCGTCAAGGAAGATACTGAGGGAAAGTTGTCAGAAACATAGATGCTGTAATTAAGCTCTATTTGTTAACGCTATGATTCATGTCTTTGCTCTTATCGTCATTATAGGAGAGACCGTCCTAAGCAAAAACAGAGGTCAGTAATGGATAAATTAATAGAGATGCTAAAGCGGCATGAGGGTATGAAGACTCATGCTTATAAGTGTTCTGAAGGCAAGATCACTGTCGGAGTTGGAAGAAATATAGATAAGCAGGGTGGTATAGGTCTATCTGAAGATGAGATAGAATACTTGCTACAGAATGATATAGAGCGTGTCATTGTAGAATTGTCATCTGAATATGAATGGTTTAATTCTTTAGATGATGTTCGTAAAGATGTAATGATTAACATCGCGTTTAATCTTGGCATTACAAGATTGCGTGGTTTCAAGAAAGCTCTTGCCGCAATGGAGGTGGCAGACTACAAGACAGCGTCTACAGAGTTCTTGGATTCTAGGTGGGCAAAGCAAGTGGGTGGTCGAGCGTTGGAGCTTAGTGATATTTTGGCGGTAGGCTCTTATGTCTAACCCGTACATCTTTACTGCTGCTGTATCTAAAATTGTTGATGGGGACACAATGTATGTTACTGACATCAATCTGGGTTTTGGCGTTGTTAATCGGGGTGATACTGGGCGGGGTATTTGTTTGCGCCTTAATGGAATCGACACTCCAGAATCTCGCACAAGAGATTTGGAAGAAAAGCGTTATGGACTCGCAGCCAAGGCGTTTGTCAAAGCGTTTGCGCCTGTAGGCACTGAAGTTATTTTAAGGACTTACAAGAAAGGCAAGTACGGACGTTGGTTAGCGGATATTAAAGTAGGTAATAAGTGGCTGTGCAAAGAGCTTATTAACAATCATCATGCAGTCGCATACGAAGGTCAGAACAAAAAAGATATAAAAGAAGCTCATCTAGCAAATAGGCTAAAGGTGAATTTAGATGTTGGTTAAATATAAGTTTGCTCCGGGCGTGAATAAAGAAGGCACAAAGTACACCGCTGATAGCGGTTGGTTTGATTCAGATAAAATTAGATTTCGTAAAGGCCGTCCAGAGCAAATAGGCGGGTGGCAGAAATACTCATCTAATACATTCCTTGGAATATGCAGGTCTATACATGATTGGAAGGCCGCCGCCGCTACAGACTATCTAGGTCTTGGCACTACTCTAAAGTATTATATAAATAGTGGAGATGCCTACTACGATGTCACCCCTATTAGACAAACCACTGCTGCGGGTGATGTCACATTCTCCGCATCAAATGGAGATGCGACTCTTACTGTTGCAGACACTAGTCACGGGGCGCAGCAAGGAGACTTTGTTACATACTCTGGCGCTGTTAGTTTGGGCGGGAATATAACTGCCCCCGTTCTAAATCAAGAATATCAAGTAGCTTCTATCATAGATGGCAACTCCTACAGGATAGAGGCAAAGGACGCTGGAGGCTCGGAAGTTTTAGCTAATGCTTCTGATACTGGCAATGGCGGTTCTTCAATCGTTGGAAAGTATCAAATAAATGTAGGTCTTAATACTTTTGTCCCGTCTACTGGATTTGGCGCGGGAACTTTTGGTTCTTCTGCTTGGGGTGGCTCCACTGTCATAAGTGCTGGAAATCAGTTAAGGCTGTACAGTGAGGATACTTTTGGCGATGACCTCATAATAAATCCTAGAGGTGGAAACATATTTTACTGGGATGAAAGCTCAGGACTTACAACCAGAGCTGCTACTCTAGAAAGTAACGCCGCTGCATCCAACTGTCCAATTCTTTCTCTTCAGATAATGGTCTCCGATACAGACAGGCACACTATAGCTTTCGGGACAAACGGCATAGGTTCTTCAATATTAGACCCTCTTTTTGTTAGGTGGTCTGACCAAGAAAATCCTTTTGACTGGACACCAACAGCATCAAACACTTCAGGTGGGGTTAGTCTTCCTGCTGGCTCATTTATTATGGGCGCAATTAAGACTAGGCAGGAAATATTAATCTTTACCGATAATAGCATCCATTCAATGCGTTATTCGGGGTCTCCATTTACCTATCAGTTTTCTTTGATAAGTGAAGGTTTCTCTATGGTCTCTCCAAAATCTGCGACTAGCGCAGGAGATGTTGTTTACTTTATGGATCGTGGCGGATTCTATGTTTACAACGGAGCTATTCAGAGAATCACTTGTTCTGTTCTTGACTATGTATTTAGCAATATAAATCAGTCTGAGATATTCAAAGTATTTGCCACAACTAGTGTGGATTTTTCAGAGGTAACGTGGTTCTACCCGATAGGTTCTGGCAATACAGAATGCACTAACTATGTCACATACAATTTTAAAGAAGATACTTGGTCTGTAGGAACTTTGGATAGGGGTGCGTGGATTCCCGCCAATACTAGAAATTTCCCAATTGCCGCAGAGAACACTCAAGTTAACTCAAATTATCTTTATTTTCATGAGCGAGGCTTTGATGCCGATGGCGAGGCTATGAACTCGTACATTGAGTCTGGCGGAATAGAGCTTGGCGATGGAGAGCAGTTCATGTTTATGTCTCGCATGATTCCTGACTTTGAGTTCCGTGGGACAGCAGCATCAGCAGCTATGGACGTTACAGTTAAGGGGAAGGATTTCCCCTTAGAAGATTCACAGACGTTGTCATCGTCTACTGTAACATCAAGTACGAAACAAGCTTTCATACGCGCTAGAGCAAGAGAGACCATAATCAGAATACAAAGCACTGGGACTGGTTACGGCTGGACTCTTGGCGACCTTAGATTTGATCTTAGATCTGACGGGAGAAGGTAATGTCTGAACAAAGACAAGTAGTGCTTCCTATTGCTCCGCAGCAATACGACTACAATAATGAGCTTACAAACCGAAGAACAGTAGAGAGATCCTTTCGAGAAGTTCAAGACACTTTGAATGTTGTCGCTGACAAAAGTGATAGAGATGCCTCTCTTGCTATACGGAAATATCATTTTATGTTTATGGGCGCGAAATGACAGATGTTATAAAGGTTCTTGGTCAGCTTGACGCTGCCGCTACAACTACTGAGGTTTTGTATACTGCGCCGGATTTAACGGTCACAACAATCAGTTCGTTTGTGGCGTGTAACCGCAGTGGCTCTGCTCAAACATTTAGACTTAGTGTTCATGTTAATAATGCGGGTGCAGATAACAAACAGTTTTTATATTATGATAAGCAAATAATTGCTAATGACACATTGACTGCTGTAATAGGTATAACTTTAGGGCAAGGCGATGTTATGAAAGTGTACTCTAGTTCTACTGATGTCAGTTTCAATGTGTTTGGTGTGGAGACAAGTTAATGAACAACATGATGCCGCCGTTACAGGCGAATGCAAATGACCTAGCAAAATACGGCAGATACGGTGACTCAATGTTAGTTCACATGAACCCTGCCGAGGTTCAAGGGATAGCGTCTTTATCTCCCACCGGACAATTAACAACCAATCCTGTCACTGGGCAACCAGAAGCCTTCCTGCCTTTCCTAGCCCCCCTTATAGCTCAGTTTGTCCCCGGCGCTTTAGGTGCGGTGGGTCTTGGTGGTCTTGGTGCAGCGGCTGCTGGAGCGCCCGGTCTGACAGCAGCATTAACCTCCGGGCTAATAACTGGAGTTGCAGAAGGTGACCTTGGTAAAGGCATAATGGCTGGCATTACAAGCTTTGGTATGGGCAAGGCTCTGGGTGCGGCAAGTGATGCTGCTAACCTTGGAGCGCAAGTTGGAGATGTGGCGGATGCTAGTCAGGCTGTCTCATCTACTGCCAATGCCTTGTCTAAGGCTGGGCAATCGATTCCTGCTGTTGGTAGTGGAGGCTTTGAAACTTTAACTCCAGCAATGGAGCAAGCCGGGGCTATGACAAGTATCTCTCCTGAGCAAATTGCCAGCATTGGCGCTCAACAAAATTTAGGAGTTGCTCAATCTGCTCTTGATACAGGAAGACAAGGCTTAACTGGAGCGGACAGACTAGGCTCTCTCTTTACTAAAGACGGGGCAAAGGCTGGCTTAGAAGCTTTCATGAAGCCTGAAGCCATACTGCCTACTGCGATTGGTGCTGGCAACATAGCCCAGACCGAGGCTATGGAGCAAATGCAAGCCGTAGGTAAAGCGCAGGAAGCAAAGAGAATGAGGAGACGGGAGATGGATAGAGGTGTCCTGTCTGGTGCAGCTAAATTTGCCCAACCAAATAACCCTTTTGCCGGAGTATTCAATAAGCCCGGACTAAGCGCGTTTAGTAGATAGGAATTACTATGAGACAAGAATACGAAGAAGGAATAGCTGAAGGAAACGGAATGTCAAACCCATATGGGGAGGCTGGATTTGGTGTAGGCGAAGTTCTTGGTCGTGACGCAGCTAAAAGACAGAAAGAGATTTTAACGGGCGCAGAATATACTGCGAACCAAGCGCCTCCGGGCTATCGCCCCGGATTTGATCCTGAGTATTTGTACTTCGGAGATCCTCGGTATTCAGACTATGCAGCTCTTCTGCCGGGGGTTTATGGGCAACCTCCTGTTGCTGGAACTCCTCCTGTTGCTGGAACTCCTCCTGTTGCTGGAACTCCTCCTGTTGCTGGAACTCCTCCTGTTGCTGGAATGCCAGATATTGGAAGTCTTCCTAGAGGTTCGTTAGAAAATCTGACGCAAGCTAATGTTGAAGATGCTATGAAGCTTATAGCCGGAGGCCAATACGACATCTATAGTTTGGCTGATGAGCTGGGATTAGATCGTGGCGATGCAATGACCGCATACGATAAATATCTTAGAGATACTTTTGGTATGGGGACATTTAATCCTAATGTTGATGAGCTTTCTGAAGACGATATTCAAAAATACTACAACATAGCTAATCAGCAGGGATATGACCCGACACAGATATCTCGTATCTTTGGGATACCTTTAGACCAGTCTCGATCATCGTTGGCAGCGCAATATTTCAAAGATATTCCTGTTGACGGAGATTACAGTGATAATGAATCTCAACAAGTTTATAACTTGTACAGCTCTGGACGTATGGGCGTTACAGGAATATCAAATTACTTTGGAATTCCTCTAGCAGATGTCCAAAAAATTCTTAGTGATATAGAGGGTGCTGGAGGTCTTGTTGCAAACATCCCCTCAACCACAACCGGAGCTGTAACCGGAGCTGTACCCGGAGCTG